CCTCGCTGGAGAACGCGGTGTGGATCGCGTCCCCGGACACCTTCGCGGAGCTGGCCACGATGGCGCTCAACGTCGGCACCGGCGGCGTCGCGGTCTGGCTGACCGACGGCACCAAGCGGCCCGTGCAGACCCTCCTGGGCATCCCGGTGATCCGCTCGGAGAAGGCCCCCGGCATCCTCGGTGCGCAGGGCGACCTGTCGCTGGTCGACTTCGGCTTCTACCTGATCGGCGACCGCCAGGCGATGGAGGTCCGCTCCAGCGAGCACGTCCGGTTCACCTCGGACCAGACCACCTACCGCATCATCGAGCGCGTGGACGGCACGCCGTGGCTCCAGTCGCCGATCACCCCGGAGAACGGCGGCCCCACCCTCAGCCCGTTCGTCCAGCTGGGCGCGCGGACGTAAGACGTACCGCCCGGGTCAGGCAGGAGGCACAGGCCGAGCCCCTGACCCGGGTTGGTCCGGCAGGCAATCAACCCCCTGAAGGAGAAGGTACGACCATGGCAGGAATGGAGTGGCTGGGGCGCGGTGGCAACTACATCGCAGCCGCCAGCGGGGTGCACATCCCCATGTCGCAGGCTGCGGGGGTCACGTTCTTCGTGTTCCTCGACGCCGGCACGGAGACGCTCACGCTGAAGGAGTCGATCGACGGCGCGTCGGAGCAGAACCTGGCGACGATCACCAAGTACTACAAGGGCCCCGGCGTCGGCGGCACCTGGACGAAGGTCACGCAGTCGGCTGCGGCCACCGTGGACCCCAACCCAGACGACGCCACCAACGACTGCATCGCGGTGTTCGTGTCGGCGGCCGAGCTGTCCGACGGCTTCAACTGCCTGGAGATGACCGCCTCGGCGGGCACCTGCGCGGCGGTGCTCTCGGACCTGCGTGTGGCGCGCGACCCGGCGAACCTCGCCAGCTCGGTGGTGTGACGTGAGTGTCCTGAACCCGAACGAGAGCTTCGCGAAGGGCATTCTCGGTGTCCCGGTGAAGCGGGCGACCGCCACTGTGGCTGCCGACCAGGATCTCTTCTCCGTCGAGGGCGGCGCGGTGCTCCTGACCGGCTTCCTGGGCAGGGTCACCACGGCCATCGGTGCCGGCAGCCAGGACCTGGAGCTGGACTTCGACCCGGACGACGGCGGCAGCAACGTAGCCCTGTCCACGCTGGTGCTGGTGGACGCTGCCCCGATCGGCCAGCTGTTCACGCTCAACACCACGGCAGGCGGCGCGCTGGTGTCCACGCTCGACGTGGCCTACAACGTCAAGCTGGCCACGCCGATCCTGCTGGGTCAGGCCGGTGACATCGTCCTGGACGTAACCGGCACCGAGGCCGGCTCCGTCGAGTGGTTCGCCTGGTACGTCCCGGTAGACCCCGGCGCGGTCATGGTGGCGGTCTGACGTGAACTGGGCGTGCAGGGAGTGCAACACCATCATGCTGGTGGGGCTGCACTCCTGCCCCCACTGCCAGTCCGAGAACGTGGCCACCGAGTGGCGGGAGGTCGAGGAGATCATGGGCAAGATCAGCAAGGCGCAGGGTGCGACCCGGTTCACGCCGGAGCCCGCCACCTACGACGCGTTCACGCTGAACGAGGTGGGCGGCGAGCCGGCAGAGGTCGAGCAGGCCGAGCAGGTGGACTACACCACGTGGACGGTCGCCGAGCTGAAGACCGAGCTGGACAAGCGGGTGCAGGCGTACGCCAACGCGGACGAGCCCGACGCCGCCGAGGCGGTCAGCTACACCAGCTCCGCGAAGAAGGACGACCTGGTGACCCTGCTTCAGCTCGACGACGAGCCGACGCAGAACGACGACGAGGAGTAGCGGCATGGCCATGGGTGACGACCTGCTGGCAATCCTGCACGAGAACATCGAGTTCCGTGCGGAGGAGCTGACGGAGCGCCCCGTGGCCTGCCCGCACGACGGCACCCCGCTGGTCGAGAACGACGACGGGGTCCTGAACTGTCCGATGGGCGACTATCGGACAGCGGACTGACTCTCTGCCCGGACGTACGCCAGAGGTAGGCCGGTCGCACCCGGCGAGCCTGGCAACACTGGACCGGCAGCCGAGATCAAGGCGGGCCAGAGAGTCAACCCGTGACCTACACTGTGGACAGACGCGGACCCTGGTCCGGATAACTGAATATCCGCTCTACTCCCACCCTTCGGGGTTCTCGATCAAGAAAGCAAGGATCAGGAAATGGGCGTCCCCTACTGCACTCGCGAGAGTGTGAAGGCCGCCGTGGACGTGAAGAACACGGCCGCCGCCAACGCGCAGATCGACCGCTTGATCGAGTCCGCCGCGCGCAACATCGAACGACTGTGCCACCGCGTGTTCTGGCCGTGGACCGGCACCCGCTACTTCGACTGGCCCGACCAGTCCAGCCCCACCTCCTGGCGGCTCTGGCTGGCCCAGAACGAGCTGATCTCCCTCACGGCGGTCACAGCCGCAGGGGACGCCGTTCTGCTCGCTGACGTGCTCCTGGAGCCCAGCAACGACGGCCCTCCGTACAACCGAGTCGAGCTGGACCGCTCCGGGACCGGCTCCTGGACCTCCGGCGACACCCCGCAGCGCAACATCGGCCTCACCGGGGTCTACGCCGGCGCACCCGTCGAGGAACGCCCGGTCGCCGCGCTTGCCGAGGCGCTCGACGCCAGCGAGACCCTCGTGGACGTCACCGACGGCTCCCTACTCGGCGTCGGCTCCCTGCTCCGTGTCGACTCCGAGCGTCTCCTGGTCACCGACCGCCGCCCCCTCACGCTGGGTGTCACCCTCGCAGCTGAGCTGGACGACCAGCGCAACGCGGTGACCCTCACCCTCTCCGCGTCCACCGGGGCCATTCAGCCCGGCGAGGTGCTGCTGATCGACGGCGAGCGGATGCAGGTCGTCGACTCCACCGGCACCACCTGCACGGTGACCCGGGCCGCCGACGGCTCGACGCTCGCCACCCACCTGGTGGGGGCCATCGTCTACAGCTATCGCACCCTCGTGGTGGCCCGAGGCGCGGCCGGCACGACCGCCGCCGCCCACGACACCGCCGCCCCGATCGTCGAATGGGTGCCTCCTGGCCCCGTACAGGCCCTCGCGGTCGCCGAGGTGCTGAACAGCATCGCGCAGGAGAACAGCGCCTACGTGCGCGTCGTGGGCACCGGCGAGGGGCAGCGCAACGCATCCGGCGCGGGCCTGGCAGACGTTCGCAGCCAGGTCTACGACGGCTACGGCCGCAAGGCCCGGACGGGGGCGGTGTGATGGACGCCGACGTGAAGCTCACCGGCCCGCTGTTCGGTGGCTCGTGGAACCGGCTCGTGGACGACATGGTGGCCGACGTGGTGGAGGCCGACGGCCAGGCCACCCGCACGCTTGTGCTCGCCAACCTGGACCGCACCCTGAAGAACCCGACCGGGGCGTACACCGCCCGCGTCACCCTCGACATCCACGGCACCCGTGCCCGCACCCACGACCAGAACGCCATCTACGGCCCCTGGCTGGAGGGCACCGGCTCCCGCAACGCCACGACCAGGTTCAAGGGCTACGCGAACTGGCGCAGGACCGCGCAGGAGATCGAGCGCCAGGTGGTGCAGATCAGTGACCGTGTGGTGGCCCGGCACGTTGCCAGGCTGGGGGGCTGACCTGTGGCCGACGACAGGCTAGGACCCATCATCGAGGTGGCGTTCAACACGCTGGTCTCCGCCGCCTCGCGGTCCGGCTACTTCGACACCGCCGAGGCCGTGGAGCCCAAGAGCGCGCCCGGCGTCGGGCTGACGTTCGCCTGCTGGCTGACCGACATCCGCCCCATCCCGCTGCGGTCCGGCCTACCGGTCACCTCCGCCCGGGTGCTGATCACGGCCCGCATCTACTCGCCGATGCTGGCGGCCCCGCAGGAGCGCATCGACATCGAGCTGGCCAAGGCCGCCTCGTACCTGATGGCCCAGCTGACCGGTCACTTCCAGGTTGATGGGGCGTGGATCGACCTGTTGGGCGCGCACGGCGCGGGGCTCGCCGGCCAGACCGGCTACGTGGAACTGGACCGGGCCATGTTCCGCATGATCGACATCACCGTGCCGTTCGTCTGTGACGACGTGTTCGACCAGGAGGCGTGACCATGGCCAAGCAGACCGGCCTGCGCAGCAACATCTACGTGGACGGCTACAACATCTCCGGCGACTTCCAGGCCATCAGCCGGATGAACGGCGGCCCCGCCCCGATCGTCACCACAGGCATCGACAAGGAGGCCGTGGAGCGCCTGGGCGGGCAGCGTGACGGCAACCTCGACGCGGTCACCTTCTTCAACCCGGACACCGACCAGTCTCACCTGGTGCTGTCGCCGCTCCCGCTGGCTGACCGGGTGCTGTCCATGTTCCATCTCCAGTCCGGCGAGACGTTCAGCCTGGTGGCCAAGCAGGGCAACTACGACCCCACCCGGGCCGCCGACGGCTCGCTCACGGTCGCGGTCAACAGCATGGCCAACAGCTACGGCGCGGAGTGGGGGCACGCGCTCACCGACGGCCCGGTCACCCACACCGAGGCCGATGAAGAGGCCAGTCTGGACGGGCTCGCCGCGTCGGCGTTCGGGGCGCAGGCGTGGCTGCACGTCTTCGACTTCACCGGCACGGACTGCACGATCGCCATCCAGTCCAGCTCGGACAACGGTGTGGGTGACGCGTGGGCCGACATCGCCGCCCTGACGTTCACCGAAGTCACCGCCGCCCCATTCGCGGAGCGCATCCAGACCGCGCGTAACGCCGCCGTGGAGCGCTACCTGCGGGTAGCCACCACGGGCACGTTCGACTCCATCACGTTCGCCGTGAGCGTGACCCGCAACCAGACGGTGGTGAACTTCTGATGAACCGGCCGATGCAGCGTCAGCTCAACCGGAACACGCCCGAGCTTGGCCCGGAGCACATGCGCACCCACGCCATCCTCGCCCCCCTCGCGACACACTTCCGCAAGGCCACGTGCGAAGAGGTCGAGTGCGAGCACTACGCGCACGGCTGGGGCGTGCCAGCCAAGCACCTCACCGAGCAGGACTTGCACGACATCAAGGCGTCGGGCCGCGCCTACACGAAGGTGCAGATCAAGGAGGGCGAGGACCACCTATGGTTCGCCCCCGGCCAGCCCTGCTTCAGGGCCTCGATCCACGTCATCCGCATAGACCGGCCCGAGCTGTTCGTGGTCCGTGACGGCGACTGGCGCGGCAACCCCCGCAAGACCGAAACGCAGGTGTTCAGCTCGGCGGACTCGTGGGCGGACTCGCTGAACACCAACCTGGAACAGCTCCAGGGCTGAAAGGAGAACGATCATGCCCAAGCAGACAGGTCTGGGCTGGAACACCTTCACGGTGGAAGAGAGCGACGGCAGCTCGGCGCGGGACATCCGCAACGACATCACCAACTTCGCCCTCGCCACCCCCCGGGGCGTCCAGGACACGACCGGCATCGACAAGAGCGCGAAGGAGCGGCTGCTGCTGCACGCCGACCTCTCCTACACGCTGAACGGCGTCTACAACCCGACCGCGCAGAAGTCGCACGCGGTGTTCCGCACAGTGCCCAGCTCGGACACCCAGCGGACCACGGTGTGCGGCATCGGCTCGGAGTCGCTCACCAGTCAGGTGCTCTACACCGACTACGGCGTCACCCGAGCAGCTGACGGCACGCTCGTGTGGGCGGTCCCCGGCGTGCTCGCCGACGGCACGGTGCCCACCTGGGTCACCGCGTAACCAGAACAGGGGCGACGAGATGGCGTACGACCGGCACAGTCAGCAGGACGTGTTCCGGCTGACCGACAAGCAGGCCCCTGGGCTGATGGTGCGGGCTCGACGGCCCGGCCTGGACGCCCAGCTGCTGATCGAGGAGGCCCTGCCGGTCCTACGTCGTCACGTCGGCAAGAAGCTGGACGTGCGGGCGCTGCGGGCCGTGAAGAAGCTGGCGCGGGCGCTGGCGGACTCGGTGACCGACTGGACGCTGATGCTGGACGGCGACGTGGCCCCGATCTCAGCGCGGTCCCTGGGTCGACTCGACCCGCTGTTCGTGGCCCGGCTGTGCCAGTCGTGGCTGTCCGCTATCGAGCGCGCCGACAAGCAGCCGGCGACCGCACCGCCTGCAACCGTCCCCGTGCCGGCGGACCCCGAGCAGGAGGCCCGCGAGGAACTGGAAAGTCGCCTGACCGAACTGCCGGTGCGGGCCATGGACCCGCCAGACCTACCCGAGGAGGTGGCCGCCAGTGCCTAACGAAATCGGCGTCGACATCGACGTCACGGGGGCCGACGACCTCAAGCAGGTGGGTCTGCTCGGCAAGCGCGCCGGTGACGACGTAGCGCAGGGCCTGAAGAAGGGCTTCGCCGAGGCCGAGGCCGCAGCCACCAAGGCCACCGGCGGCATCCGCTCCAGCCTGGACCAGATCGGAGAAGGCGCGTCCGGGGCCCTGGATGGCCTCACCGGCGGGTTGGTGGGCGGCAAGGCCGGCATGCTCGGCGCGGGCGCGCTGCTCGGCACCGCGCTGCTGAGCGGCATGCAGCAGGCCATCGAAGAGACCCGGATCGGTGGCCTGATCGCCGCGCAGACCGGCCAGGCCACCGAAGCAGCCGGGCGGCTCGGCGCGCTGTCCGGCGACATCTACGCCGACAACTTCGGCGAGTCCATCGAGCAGGTGGGCGAGTCCATCACCGCCCTGTTCCAGAACGAGGTGGTGGACACCAGCGCGCCCGAAGCGGCCATCGAGAACTTCTCGAAGAAGGTGCTCACCGTCTCCCAGACCACCGGGGAAGGCGTCGCCGAGATCACCCGGTCCGCCCAGCAGCTAGTCACCACCGGCATGGCGGGCAGCTTCGCGCAGGCCATGGACATCATCCAGCAGGCCACCGAGCAGGGCCTGAACGTGTCCGGCGAGTTGCTCGACACCATCGACGAATACAGCATCCAGTTCCAGCGCCTGGGCCTCGACGGCGCGGAGGCGTTCGGCCTCATCGAGCAGGCCACCGACGCCGGAGCCCGCAACATCGACGTGGTGGCCGACGCCCTGAAGGAGTTCGCCATCCAGGCGCAGGACGCCACCGGCAACGCGTCGCGCGGCTTCCGCACCCTGGGGCTGGACGCGGCCGACTCGATGGCGGCCGTGGCCGCTGGGGGCGAGCCCGCCCAGGAGGTGCTCCGTCAGGTCCTGAACCGGCTCCAGGAGATGCCGCCCAGCGTGCAGCGCTCCACGGCGGCCGTGGACCTCTTCGGCACCAAGGCCGAAGACCTGGGGAACGCCCTCTACGCCATGGACGTGGACGAGGTCACCGAGTCGTTCGGCGAGTTCTCCGGGGCGGTTGACCAGGCCGGTAAGACCATCGAGTCCACCACGCCCGGCCTGGACAAGCTGGGGCGCTGGTTCGGCGACCGCCTGTCGGACGTGGGCGGCTTCGCCGTGGACATGGCCGACACCATGGCCGCCGGCTTCACCGAGATGGGGGAAGCGCTGTTCGGCTCCGGCGAGGCCGCCGACTCGGCGGGCGACTCCATGGAGGACTGGGGGTCGGAGACGTGGGGCGCGAACGAGGCCGCCGAAACCCTCGTGCAGACCATGGATGACCTGATCTCTCAGCAGTCCGAGCTGGCCAACTCGTTCATCGACTCCGCCGAAGCCCAGATCGACTACAACCAGGCGCTGTCCGACGCCGAGGAGCTGGTGGGCCGGGTCAACGACGGCCTGAACGACACCGCGTCCGGCTTCGACCTCACCACCGAGGCAGGCCAGAACGCCCAGCAGGCCATCGACGAGGTGGTCACGGCCGGCTGGGACATGGTCGAGGCCCTGAGCGCGGACGGCGCGTCAGCGGAGCAGCTGAACAGCGTCATCGCCGACTCCAACACCCGGCTGTACGAACTGCTGGTGTCGATGGGAGTCAACTCGGACGCGGCGCGCGTGCTCGCTGACCGCCTGTTCGGCATCCCCGACGTGGACCCCACGGTGACACTGGTGGACAACGCCAGCCCCAACATCGACGCGATCATGAGCAAGATGAAGGCGCTGGACGGGACGTGGGCCTACACCTACGTGCAGACCATCATCCAGCCGCCGGTGAACCGCTCCGGCACCCCGGCTGACCCCGCGAACCAGGGCACCATCCCGTTCAAGGCGCACGGCGGCATCACTGGGGCGCGCGAGCACTGGGGCGCGGCGACCGGTGGCCAGCGGCACGGCTCCACGTGGATGAACGAGGTCGGGCCGGAGCTGGTGGAGCTGCCCGACGGGTCCAACGTGATGACCGCCGGGGCTACCCGGGCGCTCGCCGAGGCGGGGGCGTTCGGCGGTGGTGGCCCGGTTCAGGTGAATCTGGTGGTCGAGTTCGGCGCGGGCGCGGACACGCTGATGGGCCAGTCCTTCCAGCAGGCGGTCCGGAAGGGCTACGCCCGATTCAAGACCCGTAGCGGCGAGCCCGTGGTGGTGGCCTGATGGCATATCCAGAGGACATTCGGCCTATCACGGTCGAGATCAACATAAATGGGGTATGGGAGAACATCTCTCCGTATTTCCTGGCGGATGAGGCGGGAGTAATCAACCGAGGCCAGGGCGGCGAGAGCAACTCCATGCCGCCCACCACAATGGGTCTCACCCTGAATAACGCGGATGGGCGATTCACCCGGGAAAACCCGCTGTCGCCCTACTATCCGTACCTGCGTCAGGCGACGCCGATCCGGTACACCATCGAGGACAACGGCACCGACTACTCCCGGTTCTTCGGCGAGATCATCGAATGGCCCGAGGCCACTCTGGACCTCCCGCAGAACAGCCGCGTGTCCGTCGAGGCGACCGGGCTGTTCCGCCGGCTGGAGCGCTCCCTACCGCTCCGCTCGCCGCTGGCCCGCACCACGATGGCATCTGGCAACATCGCGGGCGTCACATCCAGCCTGGTGGCCTACTGGCCCATGGAAGACGACTCGGCGAACGCCCAGACGCTGGCGTCGGGCATCGCGGGCAAGCCGGCCATGGACATCAAGCAGGCCATCACGGTGGCCAACTACTCCGGCTTCGACTGCTCGTACCCCATCCCCACACTGGGCACGGGCCAGGTATCCGGCCCTATCGCCCCGCACCTGCCGGTCACGCCGACCGCCCCCATGCAATACACGTTCGAATTCCTGTACCACGTGGGAACGGCGGTAGGCGCGGACGACACCACCATTGCGGCCCTATTCTTTCAGGGCGGAAACGTGTCCCGAGTGTCCATTCTGGCGCACACCAACGGTGATTTACGGGTGCGGGTCTACGACCATTTCGGAAACATCACGGTCACCTCGTCCTACGTCGGCACCTTCACCTCCAACGCCAAGGACGTGAAGGTCGTTCTGTCCCTGCTGAATAGCGGCTCGAACTTGATCTACGCCCTGTCCACGCTGGTCGAGGGCGACCGCGTCACCGTGCCCTCCGTCGGCGGAACCTTCGGCACCCCGGCGAACATCGGTCAGGCCACGTTCGCGGTGTTCGGCCTGTTCAACAACGCCAACGTCAGCATCGGGCACGCCACCGTCTACACCGGGCAGCCGCAGAACTACACCGACGTGACCTATGCGTTTCACGCGTTCACCGAGGAGCGGGCCGGCGTCCGGGCCCAGCGGTTGGCGAAGGAGAACAACGTCCCCATCTACTTGATCGGCGACCCCGCGCTGACGCCGCGCATGGGGCCGCAGCCGCTCGGCACGCTGAAGGAGGTACTGGAGCAGTGCCCGCAGGTGGACCACTCGCTGCTGTTCGAGTCCCGCGACGAGCTGGGCGTCACGTTTCTGATGCGCAACGCGCTCTACAACCAGTCCAGCGGCACCCGCATCGGGCCGGACATGCCGTGTGCGGCGACCGGCACCGCCACGACCGCGCTCCTGTCGCTGACCTACGCCGACTACTGGAGGGTGGGCGAGCAGTTCCAGCTGCGCCTGATCTCCGATGACTCCCTGGTGGAGTCCACCGTCTTCACGGTCACCGACGTAGCCGAGTCCCTCACCCAGGTCACGCTCACGTTCACTCCGGCCGCCGCCGCGACCACCGGCACCACGAAGGAACTGGCCCGCGTCCGGCCCGGCCTGCTGGCCCTGTCCTACGCCGACCACGAGCTACAGCCGCCGGCCAAGCCGGTGCACGACGACCGGCTCACCGTGAACAGCATCGAGGTGTCCCGCGACGGCGGCAGCTCGTTCTTGGCCCAGCAGGACACCGGCGCGCGGTCCGTGCTCGACCCGCCGAACGGGATCGGGGTCTATCCGGACACCGTACGGCTGAACCTCTACACCGACGGCGAGCTGGCCGAACACGCCTACTGGCTGCTCAACCAGGGGCTGAACGATGACGCCCGCTGGCCCTCCATGGAGCTGGGCCTGCACTCGTCCGCGCTCGTGGCCCGCCAGGCTGACCTGTTGGGCTTCGACATCGGCCACCGGGTCACCGTGGACAACATGGCCAACGCCCGCATCTACGACACCCAGCACCAGCTGGCGCGCGGCTACACCGAGACGTTCGACGGCAACCGGC